TCTTTCAGAAGAAAACATGTCGCAACAACAACAATACCCACCACGAGTTCACTTCAGCCGATAGGAAGATTGAATGCCAACAAGAAAATACTCATCCCGTTCCCAGCAAACTACACTTACTGCTGGCATTAACTCAAGCGCCACTTCGGCTACAGTCGTATCTGGAAGTGCATTGCTTGGTGGTATTACGGTTTCAGCAGGTGAAATCTTTACTGTAGTTATTGACCCAGATACAGCCCTTGAAGAAATTGTAGACGTTACCGCCGTCAGTACCAATACACTAACTATTGTTCGTGGTATTGATGGCTCAACTGGACAGGCTCACTCAGCAGGTGCAGTAGTTCGACATATGGCAATTGGTCGTGACTATCGTGAGGCTAATACTCACATTGAAAACACAACCACAGCACACGGGTTAACCCTTGCTAACGTAACCTTGTCAACTGGTACAGGTAATGTATCAACTGCAATGCTTGCATCTAACGCTGTAACAACTGCAAAGATTACAGACTTAAACGTTACTACTGCAAAGATTGCCGATAGTGCAATTACCTCTGCCAAGATAGCAGACCTTACAATCGCTACAGGTGACATTGCAGACTCTGCTATCACAAGCGGTAAGATTGCAACAGGTGCTGTTGGTACAACCAAGATTGATGACCTATCAGTCACGGAGGGTAAGTTAGCCGCTAACGCAGTTACATCAGCCAAGATTGCCGATGGCACTATTGTCGCTGGTGACTTAGCAGACGGAGCAGTAACATCTGCTAAGATTCTAGATGGCACAATCGTCAATGCTGACATTAACGCAAGTGCAGCAATTGACAAGACTAAGATTTCAGGAACAGCAGTTACAGTTGCAGACACTGGCACAGTAACTAGCACAATGATTGCTAACGATACAATCGTCAATGCAGATATCAACTCATCTGCTCAGATTGCATATGGCAAGTTAAACCTTGCTAACTCAGTAACTAACGCAGATATTAACGCTTCTGCTGCTATTGAATGGACAAAGATTGCTCCATCATCAACAGTATCTGCAACTGAACTTGGATACCTAGATGGTGTTACTTCTGCAGTTCAGACTCAGTTAGATGCTAAGTTAGCAACTGCTACAGCAGCAAGTACCTATGCTCCGCTGGCTAGTCCAGCGCTGACTGGTGTGCCTACTGCCCCAACAGCAGCATCTAACACCAACACAACTCAGATTGCTACAACTGCATATGTGCAGAATGAAATTTCAGAGTTGATTGATGCAGCCCCAGGCGCACTAGATACTCTTAACGAGTTGGCAGCAGCCCTTGGAGACGATGCTAACTTCTCAACCACAGTAACCACAGCCCTTGGCACTAAGTTGCCTCTGGCTGGTGGCACAATGACTGGTGCTATTGCAATGGGTACCAACAAGATTACAGGTGCTGGTGACCCTACATCTGCTCAGGATGTTGCAACCAAGAACTATGTAGATACAGCAGCAATTGCTCCTAGCAACTTGACTGGTCCAATCACATCTGTTGGTCCTGCAACTTCGATTGCATCTCAGACTGGTACTGGTTCAACATTTGTAATGCAGAACAGTCCAACATTGACAACACCAGCACTTGGCGTAGCCACTGCAACTAGCATCAATGGAACTACAATTCCATCATCTAAGACTTTGGTTGCAACTGACTCAACTGCTTATGTAGTTCCAAGCCAGACTGGTAACTCAGGTAAGTATCTCAAGACTGATGGTTCAACATCATCTTGGCAGACAGTAGATTCACTTCCTTCACAGACTGGTAATGCTGGTGAGTTCCTCACAACAGATGGAACAACAGCATCTTGGGCAGTAGTTGCAGGTTCTCTTGCACAGCCAACTGAACCATCATCTCCTACAGATGGACAAATCTGGGTAGATACAGATGGCACAGCACTTATCAATCAGTTACTACGCTGGTCTAAGGCACCTGCTAATGGAACAACAACTCTATCTGGCAATGATGATAACTCAGTACCGCTGACCTACAGCGTAGGTTACGAGCAGGTATTCCAGAACGGTGCATTACTTGCACGCGGTTCTGACTACACAGCAACTAACGGTACAAGCATCTCATTGACTAACGCCTCTGTAACTGGAGACATCTTTGAAGTTTTTGCTGCACAACCTGTAGCAATCTCTGATGTGTACACACAGACTCAGGTTAATGCAGCGTTTATTCCTGATTCACTCATTGATGCTAAAGGTGACATTGTAACTGCAACAGGTGCGGACACTCCAGCACGTTTAGCGGTAGGTGCTGATAACACTACTTTAGTAGCGGACTCAACGACTTCAACAGGTTTAAAATGGGGTGGCGGTTGGCAAACTTATTCTCCAACAATCGGCAATTTTAACATTGGTAATGGCACAGCAAATTATCGCTATTCACAAGTAGGCAAAACAGTCACTGTTGATATAAATATAACTTGGGGTTCAACAACGTCATATACTGGTACACCTAATATTTCATTACCTGTAACTGCAAAATATGACGGCGCTACTTTTAGTGGTGCTTTTGTGGATGCTGGTACGGCTTTTTTTGCAGGACTTGCACTTGTAGAGTTTGGTTCGTATTCATATATTACATTAAAGAGCCTTGTTACATCTTCTACATATGGAACGTACGGTAACGTTGACTCTACTACTCCATTTACTTGGACAACAAATGACAAAATAAACTTCCAATTTACCTATGAGGCGGCGTAATTATGACATTTCAATTTCATCCAGCATTTCCAGATGCAACCAATGAACAAAAGTGGGAGCAGATTAAGTTGTGGCGTAATGCCCAACTTGCTTACACTGATTGGACTCAAGTAGCAGACTCACCTGCTGACAGGGCAGCGTGGGCTACATACCGTCAAGCATTGCGTGACCTACCTGCTCAAGGTGGTTTAGCAGATGAAGCAGTATTTCCAACAGAACCAGGGAGCAACTAATGGCAACCATCAGTAATACACCAAGACCAGGCTATGTCTGGGACAGTGCAGACAATGTCTGGTATCCAATCGGAGTAGGTGCTCATCAGCATACTAATGCTGCCGATACTCCAGCGGTTATTCCTAATGCGCTAGTAGATGCTAAGGGAGATTTGCTGACTGCTACTGCGGACAACACTCCAGCACGCCTTGCAGTAGGCGCAAACGACACAGTACTTACCGCAGATTCAACCACTGCTACAGGATTAAAGTGGGCTACCCCATCAAGCGGTTTTCCAGCGTGGACCTCATTCACGCCAACAGTATCAGCAGCATCTGGCACAATTACAAGTTACACCGTTTCGGCTCGTTACTCATTAAGTGGCAAAGTGTGCGTGGCAACTTATCAAATCGACTTGACTAATGTTGGAACTGCATCAGGAACAATGATTGTAACTGCACCTTTTGCAGCACGAACTTTAACTCCATCAACAGCCTTTGTTGGTGCTGCTACCGAAAATAACAATACTGGAAAAGGTGGTTACGCAAATCTCTATTCAGGACAAAGCAACATTTTAACACGAGATAGCGATTTTGTAACGTGGTTTAGCAACTCAAATCGGGTTGCACTTTCAATTGTTTACGAGGTGGCATAATGGCATTATTTGAATCAGGTTTTGGTAATGATAATGAAGTATCTGATGAAGTTTTTCTAAATCGTTTGCGCCATTGGCGAAATAAAGAATTAACTCGTACTGACTGGACACAGATTGAAGATGCACCTGTTGATAAAGCAGCGTGGGCTACATATCGCCAGGCATTGCGTGATTTACCAGCAAGTAATGTAGACCCAAGACAGATTGAATTACCAGCACAACCAGGGAGTAACTAATGACCAGAGCCTATAACACAGCCACTACTCAGCAAAACTCTGGTGGTGCGGTAGCAGGTGTAACTGCTGGTAAGAACGCTGTTCTTAATTCTGCTTTTAATGTATGGCAACGTGGTACATCAGTATCGGGTGGTGCAGGTGGTGCATATACTGCTGACCGTTGGTTTTTATATGCGGGAAGTAATGGAGCGGTAAGCCGTCAAGCAACTGGAGATACAACTAATCTTCCAAACATTCAATACTGTGGAAGAATGGGAAGACCCGTTAGCACAACAGACACAACTGCTCTATATCTTACTCAGTCTTTTGAGACTTTGAATTCAATACAGTATGCAGGCAAAACAGTTACTTTATCTTTTTATGCTCGCAGAGGTGCTAATTATTCATCTGCTTCATCTATTTTAACAGCCAATGTATTTACTGGTACTGGTACAGACCAAAACGTAAGAAGCGCTGGTTATACTGGTTTGGCTACACCTCTTAATACTGGTGTTACTTTAACAACAACTTGGCAACGTTTTACAGTAAGCGGAAACATTGCTTCAAATGTTACAGAAATATCAATAGATTTTAATTATGTTCCCGTAGGTACAGCAGGAGCAGCAGATTACTTTGAAGTAACTGGAGTGCAATTAGAGGTTGGTTCAGTAGCCACACCTTATGCACCTTACAGTTCTACTTATCAGGGTGAACTTGCAGCGTGCCAGCGTTATTATTGGAGAACAGTTGCTGATAGTGCTGGTGACTTTATTGCAGCGGGAAGTGCAAACTCAACAACTGAAATCGCAGCAATTGTACATTTTCCTCAAACAATGCGTGTAGCAGCAACATCAATGGACATTAGTGGTGTTGGCTGGGTTGTTCCTTCTGTTGCAGACTACTCGTTTTCGGGTGCTAACCTTACATCTGTTACTTCAAACGCAACACGTGTAAACTTAACTGGTGGTAGTGGGTTAACTGCTCATCGTCCAGGCTTTTTACGTTTTGATAATTCAGGTAATTACATCGGATTTAGTGCGGAGTTATAAAAATGAATAATGTTACTTTTACAGAATACGAAGGCAACGAGTTTGCAACGATTGACAAAGGCAACGGGGAATTTACTGTTATGTTAAAGTCAGTGTATGAGGCGCAACAGGTGGAACATTTGACGGAGATTCCTACCGTCTAACAGTAAAGAAAAGGGGACACAATGGCTAAAGTAAATAAAGGAACACTAGCAATAGGCTGGTGTGACAACGGTAACACTGATGGTAAGTTTACAGAAGGTGTCGTTAGCGTAGCACTACAGTGCTCCAACAACGGCATCGAACTTACACACAGTATGCGAGTGCAGGGCAATCAGATTGGCAGACAACGCCAAGTTCTGTTTGACTATTGGGCTGACCAGATTAAAACTGATTGGCTTCTATGGATTGACTCAGACATTGTAGTTAACATGGAAGTAGTTGCTAAACTCTGGGATACTGCAGATAAGATTGGCAAGCCAGTAGTTAGTGGTACTTACTTTATCTCCAAGGAAAATGAAGGCACATTGGCTAAGCCATACCCTGCATTGTTTTATGATGTAGATGAGCACACTATTCAGCATGTACACCCACTACCACATAACGAAGTTATTAAAGTAGATAGTGCGGGCTTTGGTTTTGTCCTTATGCATAAGTCAATTATCCCTAAAATGCGTGAGAAGTTTCCTAACCAGTCTATGTTTGCCGAGCAAGAAAATGTTGGCGATAAGTATGTAGGTGAGGACATTGTGTTCTTCCGCAAGATGCAGCAGGCAGGCATAGAACTACATGCACACACTGGTGCTTTAGTTCAGCACATTAAAAGATTTTCACTAGACATGGATTATTACGCCATGTACTGGAGTATGCAACACATTAAAGAACAAATGAAAAACAAACAAGACTAAGGAGTTTACGTGGCTGGTCGTGATATTACCGAAGGTCGTGCAACGCGGGCTATTGCCGTTGACGTTGGCGTGGTTGCAACCTCTGCTATCTGGCAGAATACAGATGTAGCCTATGACACAGCCATCGGAGGCATGCCGTTTATCTATGCTATTAGTGATGCACGTCCATACATTCGACAAACAGCACCATTCCGCAAGGAACAGTTTGATAACCAGACTGAACCAGGAGAACAATCACTTACTGGTTGGTGGATTCGTAGCCAACAGTCTTTTCATGGTGGAGACGGCATAACCTTTTACGAACCAGCACAGACTGCTGCTAACTCTCCAGCACACTTTCGCTATGCAGATAGCAAGGGCGTAAATGTTTGGGAGCAAGGGCAAGTAACTCTACTTAATAATGTAGACGAAGGTCATAACATTACAGGACAAATTAAAAGTAATGGTAGACCTGACCAACAGATTCGTTCTATTAAATGGGGTTCTACTTCTGGCACATTACTTATGGACGAATATGACGTTGATAAGATTGCATCAGATGGTACGGTAACTCACTTTATTGACTATAACTCAGGCACAGATTCTAAAGTATTTGCTATTTGTGATGACGGAGTAAATGCATACTGGATTACTAATACAGCAACTAAGAAGACTATCTATAAGAAGCCTTTGACTGGCACTTCTGCATCAACTGCAGATGTTACTTTAATGTTTGATGAAATTGGTGTAGTTGCTAATGGTGTAATGGAGTATGTAAAAGAACGTATTGTTATGTGTGCTGACAACAAAGTATATGAGTTTGCACCTAACGCAACGGCTATGCCTACTGCTGTGTATACCCATCCATCTACTACCCATGTATACACATCTGTTGCTGCTTCTGGTCCTGCTATCTATGTTGCAGGGTATAACAATATTCAATCAAGTATTGTCAAGTTTACTTTATCCACTGCTGGTGTAATGCCAACGCTTACATCTGCAATTACTGCAGCAGAGTTTCCAGTTGGTGAGATAGTACATAAGATTCACTATTATCTAGGTTACATGATAATTGGAACCAATAAAGGTATTCGTGTTGCCACCGTCTCTGACCAAGATGGTTCACTATCTTATGGTCCACTTATTGTGGAAACTACTCAACCATGCTATGACTTTGCTAGTCGTGACCATTATGTATGGTGCGCTACTGGTGTGGCTGATGAACCAGGTGTTATTCGTATTGACTTAAGCCTTGAAATTGAACCATTGCGTTTTGCATACGCAAACGATTTATATTTTAGTGGAGTAACTGGACATCAAACTACTGGCTGTGCATTTGCTAATGGCACAGACCAACTAATGTTTTGTACCACAGCCACAAGTTCTACAGTTGGCTATGTGTACTATGAAGATGAATCAGAGTTAATGCCAAGTGGTTATCTAACCACAGGTTACATTAGATACAACACTCTTGAGCCTAAAAACTTTAAGCGTCTTGTAGCACGTGGAGATTTTCAGTATGGTTCAATGACACTAGAAACAGTTACGGCAAACGGCACAGAATATGATGTCGTAGCATACGACGCATCTGTTCCGCCAGTTGAAGTAACTACATCTAATCCACAGGAAGCACAAGAGTTTTTAGCATACAAGTTTATTTTGTATCGTGATGGAACTACTGCTTCAAAAGGCCCTATCATGAAGGGCTATCAGGCAAAGGCAACTATTGCTACCCCTCGCCAGCGAGTAATGAAATTTCCCGTTTACTGTTATGACGTGGAGACAGACAGATACAATGTACAACTTGGATATGATGGTCGTGCCTTCGATAGGATTCAAACATTAGAATCTATTGAAGAAAATGGTGACGTTATCACATGGCAAGACCTGACTACAGGTGAATCACGGCAGGCTGTCATTGAACAAATCTCATTTACCCGACTGACACCACCAGACCGTGGCTTTAATGGTTATGGTGGCATCATTGATATCACGATTAGGACTGTGTAATGTCTGCTGCCCAATGGCTAGGTCTAGCCATCTCTGTTTGTACTCTTGTTGCTGCTTTTGCTACCTCTGTTCGGTGGTTAGTTAAGCATTATCTTTATGAACTTAAGCCAAACTCAGGCACAAGTCTTAAAGATTCAGTCATTAGACTAGAAGAAAAAGTAGAAATCTTGTATCAAATTTTAATTCAAAAGGGGAGAGATGAACAACGATGAAGTCTGTTGTCAAGAAAGCCACACCTGCCGCTATTGCTGTCCTTCGACAAGCCACAGCGATAGCGCCATTGCGTATGAAAGCATCCGATGGACTTCTGCCGTCGAACGCTCATCTGAAACAGAGTCCAGTCAGCGACCATAACACTGGTCTTGCTGTTGATTTAACGCATGACCCAAAGAATGGAATTGATTGTGTTGAAATTTTTGAGAACCTTAAAGAAGATAAGCGAGTTAAGTATCTTATCTTTCAAGGCAAGATATGGTCTAAAGAAAAGGCTAAGCAAGGAAACAGACAGTACACTGGGTCTAATCCTCATAATAAGCATCTACATATTTCTATTGAGTCCGCTCTTTGTGCCGATACTTCTCCGTGGTTTTGGTGGATGAATCAACCTAAGATTATTAACCAAGTTATCTCAAAGGTAACGCCAGTACCTGCTAAGAAAGCATATACAAAACAAGTTTGTACTTGCTGCAAATTGCACAGTACAAAATCCTAATCCCCTAGGAGGAAATGATGGAACAATTCAAGCAACTCGCACTCACATGGTTTCGTGCAGCAGCAGCATCTGCTGTAGCACTATTCCTTGCAGGTGAGTCAGACCCTAAGACCTTAGCAATGGCAGCAGTGGCTGGCTTTGCTGGTCCATTACTCAAGTGGCTAGATAACTCTGCCCCAGAGTTTGGTCGCGGTTCAAAGTAGTACCTATTTAAGGGGCCTAGCAGCCCCATAGAGACAAGAAGCCCCCAGAACTGGTATTTCTACCAGCGCTGGGGGTCTTTTTGTTATTTACGCAGAGAGTTGATTATGTCCTCTACCTTAATAAGATAACCCTTACTAGGGTTAGGAGGTATGTTGCAGGTAATGGCTCTTCCCCTTGCCGTAACTACCTGTTTTAGTACCTCCGTTGGCACCAACAGGGTTGTCCCCTCCAGCACGAAAGCCCAGTATTTTGCTTTAGTACTGGACAATCCTGACAGGTACCAATTCTCATTGTTGTGCGACCAGCAAACTGTTTCGATGTATAGGTTGCCAGTATCTTTCCATTTTAAATCTGTCTTTACTTCTACTGTAGTACCACCTGTTAGTAGTTGTTCTACTAACCCTTCTCCTTCTTGCCCTCTTGCTAGGTCTAGGTCGAAGTCTGATAGTTTGCTCATGGGTATCCTAAGTATAGTGGCTTGGGTGTAATGTTTAGTTTGTTTCTCATTAACTTACGTTCATACTCTGTAGTGCCACCCCAAAATCCAAAGACTGCGTTCTTGAGTGAGTAGTCTAAGCACTGCTTTTTAACCTCACAGTTACCACAGATTTTCTTGAGCATCTTAACTTCTCTATATGTAGAACTACCATCTGGTACAAAGAACTCTTCTGAATCTACACTTCTGCAGTTAGGTGTTCCTTGCCAATCTGGATACTCCATTTATCCTCCT